CAAATGCGGAGGCTACCGAAGCGGAAATTCTTGCGGCTCTTGAAGCCCGTGAACTTCTAAAACTACTTGATACCAAACTTAAAGGTTAAATCATGTCCCAAGCAATTATTGAAAAACTGGACGCTATCGAAGCCAAGCAAAGCGAAAGCATTGCCGCCGTAGAAGCGAAAATTCCCGCCGCCGTTGAAGCCGTTAAAGCCGAATTCAGCGAATTGGTTTCTTCTTTGGAAGCCAAAGTAGCATCTATCCAAGCCCCCGCTATTGTTAAGCCCGCTACATCCGTGCGCGGCGATGTGAACCGCAATGTTCGCGAACAATTGGCTTCTTTCTACAAAAGCAATGCCCGCGTAGAAAAAGAACTGCAAATTTTTGCTGATGAATCACAAATGCAAGCCTATTTGAAAGAGGCATCCGCATTGACTGGTTCAGGTAACAACCAAGGTGGTCGCACCGCCTATGACCCCGTGTTTGCCGCATTGCGTTTGGCTAACCCCCTGCGCGGCGTGTCACGCACCGTTGCTACTGATGGTTCTTCTTATCAATTCCGTGTCAAAACTGGTAACGCCGGTGCTGCATGGGGCTACGCTATCCAAAACAACGGCGCGGCTACAACTGAAGATACAACTATTTGGCAAATCGTTCTGCAAGACCTGAATGTCCAATTCCCAATCCGTACTGCGGCTTTGGATGACATTGATGGTTTGGAAGCCAATGTGGTTGACGATATGTTGATGGAATTTAGCCAAGCAGAAGCCTTGTCTATGATTCAGAACAACGACCAAGGTTCTACATCATTGCCTTACGGCGGTTCTAACGGCTTGCGCGGTTTGGACCAATACGCCGGTGCTAACGCTACCTATACCGGTGGTACTTGCACTACTGCTGCATTTGGTTCTAGCGGTACTGGTTCTACAAGCGGTTTGCATAGCCTTGCCACTTATGACCAATTGACCACTAACGGCAATACAGTTGGCGCAAACAACATTTCTTATGTTGATGTGATTAACTTCATCTACGCATTGCCACAACAATACTGGACCACAAACGCCAAGTTTGTTGTTAGCCCAATCTTGTTGAACGCAATTCGTGCATTGCGCGATAGCAACGGCGCACCAATCTTCAATCGTAATGAAGGTTTGTCCGTTGACGGTATCGTTGGCACATTGTTGGGCTTTGATGTTGTTGTGAACAAGTATTTGGATACACCATCACAAACCACAACAGGTTCAGCCGGTACAAACAGTTTGTACCCAATGTACTTTGCTGATTGGTCGCGTTTCCACACAATCGTGGACCGTCTGAACATGGTTATGCGCCGTTATGACCAAACACAGCCCGGCTTTATCACATTCTTTGGTGAGAAGCGTTTGGCTACATCCGTGCGTGACCCTAACGCCGGTGTGCGTTATCGTTCCACAGGCACGGCTACCTAATAGTTGCGTTGCCATTAGCGGGGGGCGAAAATCCCCCGCTTTTTTTAAATAGGAATTCAATATGTCTATCACCGAAAAAATCTTGGACGGAATCAAAAAGGCCATCACCGAAGGCGGCAAAGTAAACATCGATTTGCGTGAAGCAAGCGCCATTACTGGTTCGGGTTCGGGTGTTGGTGGTAATGTTGTTTTTGATGATGCGTTTGCGGCTTTGCGTCAAGCAAACCCATTGCGTCAAGGCTCACGCCAAATCGCGGTTAACGGTTCTGATGCGCAATTTGTTGCAAAAACCGGTAACGCCGCAAATTCTACAAACCCTTGGGGTTACACATTCACGCCAAATAGCGGTTCACCTAATGTTGATACTTCTATTTGGCAATTGCCCGTGCGCGTGTTGGTTGCGCAGTTGCCAATCAGAACGGCGGTGCTAAGTGATGTTAATGGCTTGGATGCAACATTGGTTGAAGATTTGGCGCTTGAATTTGCGCAACTTGAAGGTCAATCAATGGTTACAAACGATGACCAAGCGGGTAGCACTACTACATCAACTGGTGCTACTGATGGTTTGCGTGGTTTGGATAGTTATGTTAGCGGTGCTACTAGCGCTTTCGGTTCTAGTGGTACGGCTATTACAGATGGTATTCACACTATCGCTACGGTTAGCCTTGGCGGTGTTGCGGTGACATATAACAAAATGACCAACATGGCTAACGCGTTGCCCGCACAATATTGGTCACTAGAATCTACCGCTTGGCACATTAGCCCCGCAATGATTCAAACTTTGCGTCAATTGAAAGATAGCCAAGGCTTGCCTTTGTTTTTGGAAATTGGCGATGCTGATGGTGCTGCGGTTGGTCGCGTGTTTGGTTGGCCCGTTATCCCCAATCCATACCTTTCTACAGATTTCCCCATTTACTTGGCAAACTGGAATCGCTTTTTAACAATCGGCGATACAGAACAAATGTCGGTGCAAATGTACGAACAAACTCAAGCCGGTTTTGTGACGATGTACGCGGAAAAGCGTATGGTTAGCACCGTGCGCGACCCGTTCGCGGGTGTTCGTATGAGTGCCGCCTAAAAAGGGGTTTTAAATGGCAGTAGATAGCCAACTACTTGGTGCGCCCTACGGGGCGGCTACCCGCAATCCGTTTAACTATGTAAAGTTTGAACAGATTGGGCGCGATGTTGTTACGCCTTGGTTAACCTTGGATGAAATCACCAATCAAATTAACTTGTTTGAGGATGAATCCCAAGATGGCTATTTGCAATCATTGGAACTAGCCGTTCGTCAAGCGATTGAAGATTACTTGGGGCTTTCTATCTTTTCCGTTACATACCGTGTTTGGTATGGCGCTGAAAACTTAGCCAATTCGCCCGTGTGTTTGGATTTGCCCGAAGTATCGCAAAACCAATATCAAGATATGCAAGGCGTAACAATTGAACGCGTTGCGTATTGGAATAATAGCGTACCGCCCGTTTTAACCGTGGTTTCATCAAGTGAATATTACTATGATGCAAGCGGTAACAAAGTTATTATTCAAACGCTGCCCACAAGCATCAATAGCGAGATGACCGCACCGATTATTTGCGAATACACAACCGCACCTAATCCGTTGCAAACATACCCCGTTATTAAGCAAGCGGGATTGCTTTTGTTTACGCACTTGTATAACAATCGTAGCAATACGACTGACCATCAATTGAAAGAAATTCCATTTGGTGTGGCTACCCTTTTGCGACCCTACAAACCTTTGGTGATGTAATGGCAATTGCACGGTTTGAACAGATTACGGTTAACAACCTAGCGTTTGCTAAAAGTGATTTTGGCGAACAAAACACGGCGCAAACGCCTTGGTTTAGAACCCGTGCGCGTGTTCAATCCGTAGCCAATAGCCTAAAGATTTCGGAAAAGTACCGCCTTTACCAAGATGTTGTTAACTTCATTTTGAACTACACGCCTAATACGCGTGAAATGGTGCGTAATCAGAACTTGTATTCGGTTAGTTACAACGGCTTTGATTGGCGAATTGATAATGTGCGTGAATCCGATGATAGGATGACCGTTATCATTTTGGCTTACAGAACTGACCCAGTTACGGCGGTATAAATGGCAACGCAACAAAATCCGGTTCAATACGGCAAAGCGATTCAGTACCAACTGCAAAGCATTGTTGCGCCCGTTCCCGTTTACGCCGCGTTTAACCGTAACTTTGCTACCGAACCCAAATTTATTACTTGGATGTTGCGCAATGTACATCAGGATGTGTACACCGGTCCGGTGCAATCCGTTAAGGGCATCGATCAACCAACATTTCAGATAAGTATTTTCACGCAACAAATAGAAGATGGTTTCACTATTTCCAATCAAATACTACAATCCCTACACGGATATAGTGGTTTGTTTGGTGGTGCAACTAACGGTTTTCAAGTGGCTAAAGCCGATGTGTTTTGGCTCTACAACAGTTATGACAACGATGAAAAATTAGCCCAAGTTTTTCTCGATTGCACACTAAATATATCAACCTGACAAGATAGTTCTTTTAACCATTCTTTTTAAGGAATACAAAATGGCTTTACCTAACAAAGTTCTTTCCGGTTTTACAACTGCAATTTGGATGCAAACTGGCGCTACACCTACCGCGGTTGCGGTTGGTGATTTGGATACATGGACAGGCGTAATTGGCGATATCGTTGGTACTGCTGCTAATGGCACGGGTACTGATGGCATTTTGTTGCCCGTTGAAGCCGTACCCGCATTTGG